CACGCATTCAGGGTGACGCACTCTTTATGTATGAGAAAGCCCTGCAACGTGGCATTGCTAAAGAGCAAGCACGAGCATTGCTGCCTGAAGGATTGACCGGCAGTCGCATGTACATGGTGGGTTCCTTCCGTAGTTGGATTCACTACTTGAATAGCCGACTGCATGAGACCACCCAGAAGGAACACCGAGAGATTGCTCAGGGTGTCTTAGAGATTCTCCGTGAGGTTGCCCCTACAACATTCAACACATTCTTCCCAAAGGAACAAGCATGACATTTCGCCGACTATATGCACAAGTAGAGTGCTGGGGTGAAGACCGTGGAATCATTCAGAACGGTAACCCCATCGCTCAGTGCAGTAAGTTAATCGAAGAATCCAATGAGGTTCTTCAAGCACTCGAGAATGAAGACCTAGCTAACCTCATTGAAGAGATTGGTGATGTCATGGTGGTGCTGACAATGATCTGCGCTATCAAGAATCTCGACCTAGAGTTCTGCTTTGCTGCCGCATACAACAAAATCAAAAACCGTAAAGGTTTCTTACGCCCTGATGGGGTGTTCGTGAAGGAATAACATGACCCACAAACCCAAAGCTGACGAAGAAGCGATGGGTTCCCTTCACGGGGAACTCGCTAACGTCCTTGCCACACTCCTAAAGGGTTCGATAGACCCCGAAACGGGTATGAAGATTCCCCCGGGTGCAGCCGTACTGTCAGTTGCTCGACAATTCTTGAAGGATAACGGCATTGATGCTGTGAGAAAGCAGGGTTCCCCTCTGGATACCCTCAGCAACCTTCCAATATTCGATGATGACAACGTAGTGTCCATCTTAGGTCACGCTCAACGATGAGCCAACCCCTACATCCTGTTCAGCAAGACTTCAGGAAGTTCATGTATCTCGTCTGGAAGACCCTAAACCTTCCAGACCCCACTCCAGTTCAATACGACATCGCCAGCTACCTTCAGAACTCCCCTAAGAGGGCTGTGATTGAAGCGTTCCGTGGTGTCGGTAAGAGCTGGATCACCTCAGCATTCGTTTGCTGGACATTACTGAACGATCCCCAGAAGAAAATCTTGGTTGTCTCAGCATCGAAGGAGAGGGCTGATGCCTTCGCCTCCTTTGTGAAACGACTCATCAACGAGATGCCTATCCTGCACCACCTGAAAGCCAACGAGGGTCAACGTGACTCCATGCTTTCATTTGACGTAGGTGCTGCACTCCCCGACCACTCACCCTCAGTGAAGTCATGTGGTATCACCGGTCAGCTTACAGGCTCCCGTGCTGACATCATCATTGCCGATGACATTGAAGTGATCAACAACTCAGCCACACAGGTTGCTCGAGACAAGCTATCAGAACTCGTTAAGGAATTTGACGCTATCTTGAAGCCCCTTGAGAGTTCCAAGATCATCTACTTGGGCACACCTCAGACTGAGATGTCCTTGTACAACCAACTCCCTGAGCGTGCTATGTGATGCGCGTATGGACTGCTGAGTTCCCCGAGCTGAAGAAGGTGGAGTCCTACAAAGGTGCTCTCGCTCCCATGTTGGTGAAGATGCTATCCACAGACCCAACCAAAGTGGGCTATCCAACAGACCCTCTACGCTTCGGCATGGAAGACCTGATGGAACGTAAGATGTCCTACGGTAAGTCTGGCTATGCCATGCAATTCATGCTGGATACAACCCTCAGTGATGGCGATAGGTATCCCCTAAAGATATCTGACTTGATTGTCCAGAACCTGAACCCCACAATGGCACACATGAAAGTAGCGTGGGCTACATCACCTGAGCTGTGCATTTCTGATATCCCTACGTTAGCCCTTACAGGTGATCGTTACTACCGCCCTATGTGGCACTCAGAGGACATGCACGAGTACACCGGTGCTGTCATGTCGATTGACCCTAGTGGTCGCGGTAAGGACGAGACAGGCTACGCTGTAGTGAAGATGCTCACAGGCAACCTCTACCTCACAGATGGTGGTGGTATCTCCGGTGGTTATGAAGAGGCAACTCTAATTAAACTTGCAGAGACCGCTAAGAGAAACCAAGTGAAGCTGATCATTGTCGAATCTAACTTCGGTGATGGCATGTTCACCCAACTCTTGAAGCCAATCTTAGGGCGCATCTACCCCTGTACCGTTGAAGAGGTACGCCACAGTCAACAGAAGGAACACCGCATCATCGATACGTTGGAACCTGTGATGTCTACACACAGACTGATCGTTGACCAGAAGCTCATCCAAAGGGACTACGACACAGCCAAAGACCCCAAGTACGCCCTGTTCTATCAAATGACTAGGCTGACTAAGGATCGTGGTGCTCTCATCCATGATGACCGTTTAGATGCTCTTGCAATCGCTGTTAACTATTGGACTGAGCACATGGCTCGTGACAATGACAAAGCAGTTGACCAAATTAAAGCTTCCTTATTAAAGGATGACCTCAAAAACTTTATTAAGAATGCCTTAGGCAAGCCGACTAAACGACCTACATGGCATAGCAATAATGTAGGACTTAGGTAGTCGAAATCAATTACCCACCTCTATAGGGGAGTGGGAAGGGGAAACCCCCTTAAGGAGTTGATAGGGAGTCCCGGAGGGATGAGACTATCCCGAGACTTAAGAGACTGAAGATTCCCCTGAGAGGGGAGTACCCCAGAGACCCCACCCTAAGAGGGAAACGGAGAGACCCCTTAAGGATACCTATGGATACCCCTCAAGATGAGTAAGAGAGTGACCATAGGATTCCTTAAGAGAGTCTTAGAGTAGAGGGACTTTGGTAGTCCCCTTCTCAATACACCTATAGCTACCCATAAGTAAACATAGAGAATCATAAGGATACCTATAGGTTCCCCTGAGGGGGTAAGACACCTTAGTAGGCTGAAATATTTTGATAGAAAAATTTGTGTGAGGACTCGAGCTTGAATGGCGAGGCGATCCCCCCGCATGGGTCGCGCACACGCTCGCACACACACGCACACACGCGCTGGCGCATATAGGATTGCCCGATTCGTGCCCATTTCGACAGCCAGAACGCGCTAAGTCGTTGATTCATATAGGATAAACAGGGGATTAACTATCAGATGACGCATAGATAACCCAGTATTTCAACCAATCGATCACCAAAACGGTAATGAGAATTATTCTCATCTATAACCGCTATATGGTAATCGGTTGGTTTTTTTTGCTCCGTGAACTTCAGTAAACCCTCAGAACACCTCAAGGAAGCCCTACAGCACACCTAGCAGCCCCTAAAACACTCAACGAACACACAGGTAGCCTACAGCACAACTAAGGGCTTCTAGGGCTTCTAATTGGTTACCGAAAAGAAATTACAATTAAATGAGAAATAGTTTCCAAGTGGCTATGTATTCGTGCCATAATGCTCTCACGCAATCAGCAGTGGTTGCGAGATTAGTTGGTAGGCATCAAAGGATAACGCTTCTAGGTAGTACCTCATCCCTTAAACAAGGAACGCGAAACGAACAGCGAAACGCTTAGGTTCTCCGAAGCAAACAAAGTGATGTAGTGCTCTGAAAGCTATACGCGAATACGAGCTTGACTAATCGCAGTCCCTAGACGCTGCGAAGGTTCTAGGTGTCACAGAGTGCAGCCCACAAGAGTGACAGACAAGGTTAAGAGCCTTGTCTTAAGGGTTTCGCTCGGAGTTCTTAAGACACCGCTCTTGGTGTGCTTCAAGGGACTCTCTATGTACAAGATACAAGACTCATACGGAACGAACAAGACAGCATGGACTAAACAGGGGGCGCTCTCGTGGCTCGCTGCATGCTCTCCAGATGCTTACATCACTCACCGACTCACCGGCAAGGTGGTTGCGACTCGTTCATTCTCTCGCGCATATTAAGGGGCACATTATGGAACTTCACACAGCCGCGCTTCTCCTCTCAGCATTCATCGGTCTCTCGTTATGTGGGCTTCTTTGCTTCATGACTAAGAGCATGAACAGGGGCACAAAATGAACTACTTCATTACAGACTGTAAGGGTGAACCGGTGGGAAACCCTAAGGGTTACAAGACTTTTCGGGGAGCTAGTCAGCAAGCGAACAGCAGGCGCTCTAAGGTTTACAAGGAAATTTGGCAGCGGTTCTATGCAGCAGAGACAGCAGCATCCAAAGCTTGTAAAGATTTTCCAAGATTAGTTAACTCAATCAAGCAGCAAGGGGCATGAAATGAAGGACGGAGCGATCATTACCCTCTACTACAAAAACCCTGGCATGACTCTAGAAATTCTCTCAAGGATGACCGGCAAGCCTCTCTCATATCTTCGCAAACTCTTCATGGGGAAATTTCATAAATGAACACACTAGAACAAGCCGCTTTTGTCCGCGCTTACAGCACTAATGTGGCGATGGTGGATGACAACCATGTAATCGATTTTGTGCGCCGATACAACCTCGGGGAAGACATGCAATATTCGGGGGACTACACCAGCATTATGGACGCGCTCGGGATGTGGCATGACGCAATTAAATTTCAACTGACTCAGGACACAACAAAATGAACAACTCACTCAATACAGACTTCAGCCGCAATATTTTCACTAAGAAGCGCCCGTTCTATCACTTCTCCAAGGACGAACTACAGGGAGCAGCCGCTCTGGTGGTGTGCTTCGCTCTACCGTTCATTGTGTGGGCTTACAAGTGAATTGTGTGCCCGTTCACCCACAAGATACAGGGCGCAGAGTGCCCAAACCAAACCCCGACAACCCCAAGGAATAACCAAATGAAAAACTACGAATATGAAGACGAGACCGGCGAAGACGAGGAACTGAACGAAGACGAGGGATGCAGCCGGTGCGGTGAACCTCTCTATTCACAGCCTCACTGGGGTTATTCGCAGTGCGAGGGGTGCGGTGCTCGATACCCTCACCACATTGAACCCTAATGGTTTCCATTCAGTGACCGGAAAGTAAAACTCTAAGCTTCTCACGGGGAGCTTAGGGGAGAATTTTCTCCAGTTCTAAAGGTTATGACTATGTCAAATCGATTCTACAAACCTAAAAACCTCCTAAGCATTGACGCAGACGCGAAGACAATCAAGGGAAACCAGTTCGGATATAAGACCGGCATTCTCTACCTTGCACCTAGTGACCTCTCAGGGGTGCAGCTATGTCCTATGGCAGCTCTCGCAGGTTGTGCCGAAGGTTGTCTCTACAGTGCAGGTCGTGGCGCGTTCAGTAATGTGCAAGCCGCTCGCATAAACAAGACTCATTATTTCCTAGACGCACAACAAGAGTTCATGCAGCAGCTCGCGAAGGAAATCAAAAAACTCGCGAAGGATGCAGCAGCAGCCGGAGCCGTGCCCGTGGTTCGCTTGAACGGAACTTCAGATATCCGCTTCGAGAATATTCATTTTGAGCACGAGGTTGCCGGTGGTGGTGTTCGCACAGTCACGATTTTCGAGGCATTCCCTGAAATCCAGTTCATGGACTACACCAAGCTGCAGAACCGGAAGCGCATACCTAAAAATTATGACCTCACATTCTCATTCAGTGGGCGCGAAGAGTTCACCAAGGAAAACAACAAGGCAATCGCAAACGGGATGCGGGTTGCAGTGGTGTTCAGAAAAGCCGCAGATATTCCCTCAGAGTTTCGCGGTATGCAGACAATGGACGGGGATGAGTCAGACCTCCGGTTTTTAGAACCTCAGGGGGTTGTATCCGCTCTCTACGCTAAGGGACGCGCCCGACTCGATACCTCAGGCTTCGTTGTATGAGCACGGGAAGCGCCCTCATGGGCGTTGTATATGCCCTCTCGCTGCTTCTCTTCTTGTGTCTCATGTGGCTTATTAACGAATACCACAAGTGGAACCGCAGCCAAGTAAAACGACAGCAGCGGGACGACAGACAGCGAAAACCCTAGACACTCACGGAAAACCTCTCACGGGGGGTTTTCAGGGACTGCCTGAATTAATACTAAATAGCTCCGCATGTATGAATTGGTTCTAGTTCTGGGAAAGTTTTTGACTTAAATCAAAATTTTCGGGGTTTTAGATCATATGCGGATAGGTGAACCCAGACTGATGGTTACAATATAGTCACCGTTTGGAAATGTTTTCAATCTTGTAGACATTACAAAGGATGGTGGGTAAAGTCACACAAGGAGAGTA